TAATTTAATTGGCCACACATTATGTAAATATTTTGAAGAATTGGAAGCTGATGATCCTAAAAGAAAACAGTTAGGATCTATGATGAGATGCCTTACTGATATGTACACTTTTACAAATTCTTTATTAATTGACGATATGCATAAAACCAGAAGGCTACAACAATTAATAAATGATTACTGCAAAGACACACAAAATTTAAATAACAAAATAAATGAACTCAATACAACTATTAGATTCAACAACTTGGAAGAAAGCAGATTTGCTGACCAAGATGATGAGCGATGATTTTTACTATAATTATTTAGGGAAAGCAGCACTAAGCAGCTCAATTGTTAAGAAATTATTGAAAAGCCCTAAAAGTTATTATTACACTATGAAGTACGGCAACCCTATGACTTCGGCATTAAGAATGGGTAGGCTTTTGCATCAATCAATACTAGAGCCACACCTATTTGAAAAATACACTTTTGTAGAATGCAAATCAAGAACGGCCAAAGTATTTAGAGATACCATAAAACAAAACGAAGGCAACGAGCATACAATATTTACTGCCAAAGAAAAATCAGAAACTGAAAGATTGCAAGATGCGTTGTTAAAAAACGAATCAGCATTAAAGTTGATGGGTGATTCAGAGTTTGAAGTACCAGCTATTGATATGATTGAGGGCATTCCATTTCGTGGAAAGGCTGATATAATAGGTGAAGATAAAATGGTAGATATAAAAACTACTTCCTCAATAGATAACTTTGTGAATAAAAGATCTCAATTTAGTGCATATGCTTTTGATTACGACATACAAGTTTACATTTATTGTGAGCTTTTCGGCAGACCATATCACCAGTTTAGTTTTCTTGTGATAGACAAACAAACACTTGACATTGGCATATTTGGAGTAAGCGAAGAATTTTATTTAAGTGGAATGCAGAAAACTTTTCAAGCAATTGAAAGGTATAAACAATTTTTTAATAACGGTAACGAGATTGATTTAGATAGTTACACAATAAATGGTATATTATGATAGTAGACATTAGCAAAGTAAAATACAACCCAAAAAACCCTAGAATAATTAAAGACTATAAATTTAAAAAGCTTGTCAAAAGCCTGAAAGATTTTCCTGAAATGCTAGAAAAAAGGCCAATTGTAGTAGATGAGGATATGATTGTGCTTGGTGGTAATATGAGATTAAAGGCCTGCCACGCAGCAGGGTTTTCAACAGTTCATATTTTAGTAGCAGAGGGCTGGACTGATGAACAGAAAGATGAATTCATAATTAAAGATAATAGCAGCTTTGGTGAATGGGACTGGGATATTTTAGCAAACGAATGGAACCCAAGCCAAATAAACGACTGGGGTTTGGATCTGCCAAAGGTATATTTTGAAGATGAGGAAGAGCCACAGCTTGACAAAGATATATTTGACCACGAGTTAGATACATATATCAACGCAAAAATAAAGCAGATTACTTTGTATTTTAATTCTGATGAATATGAAAAGGCCATAGAAGATTTAGAAAAAATCAGAAATAAAGAAAATCTGACTGACAACACGCAAGTATTTAAATTTTTAATACAACAATATTTGAAAAATAAAAAAAATTAATAAAATGCTGTATAATATTATCATACCATCATTTAAAAGGGAAAAAACATTAATAAAAAAAACATTAAAGGCTTTACAAAAAACAGACGTATGGGACTGCATAGAATTAGGCACCGTAAAATTATATGTTTTTGTTGCAAGTGTTGAGGAAAAAATTGTATATGAACAAGAAATAAAATCTGCAAAAAATTTGAACGAGGTTGTTATAAAAGTAGTTGTAGGAGTTCGTGGCATTCCAAATCAAAGAAATTATATACAAAAATATTTTAAATTAAATGAAAGGCTTTTGTTTATTGACGATGACATTTCAAGAATAAAAGGCATAGATAAATGCAATAAAGTGGTTAACGCAACAAGATTGCATTCTTTTATTTTATCTGCATTTAAACAAACAGAAAAATTAAAAATTAAAATGTGGGGTATAAACTCAACAGTCAACCCACGGGAAATGAAACAAACAGTTTCGTTTGGACGTATATATATTGTTGGAAATTTTTATGGGTTGATAAACACTGATAAGGTTTTTGTAGACACTGGTGATTGGATCAAAACAAGAAAACATTTCAAAGCAGGTAAAGAATCACACGAAAGGGCATTAAAAATGTATGATAAATTTGGTGGGGTTTTGAAATATCGAGCTTTTGGTGTTGTTAGTAAATATTGGGGTGAGCCTGGTGGTCATCAAATAAGCAGAAATGAAGAGGGTGAAAAAGATGCTACAATGTGTTTGCATAAAAAATACCCACACGCAACAAAAGTAAGAATTTATAAAGGTTTTTATGATTTACAAATAAAACCACAAACAAAAGTATTCAAAACAAACTATGTTCAATTATGAAAAGAATAGATGTAGAAAGAAAAGAGATTAATAAAAAAGATTACATTAGAAGAACTGCTCGATTAAGTGATGTGTCAAGGCATATAAAAGAAGATGCAATTGTATATCATAATGGAAAGCCTATATTATTATACAAAGTATTATCAACACCACCAAAAGACGTTAGATGGGCAGTAAAAAATATAAAGTATTCAACAGGCAAAAGAACACACGGACTAGTAAACACAAGCGCAGTTTTTGGATATAGCCCAAGACAAGAAAACAAACACGACTATTGCACCTCATCAGCTATGGGATATAATACACCAAAGCAACACTACATAATTAGCAACTTTGCTAAACAAATACAAAAATATTATAAAGATTACTTCCAAGAAACTTACAAACAACACAAAGAAAAAGTTAAAGAGAAAGTAAAAGATCAATGGGTAATCAAAGATACAGTGTTCACTAGTGGCATAGTAAACAAAAACAACCAACTAAAATATCATTTCGATAGTGGTAATTTTAAAAACGTATATAGCAATATGCTTGTATTTAAAAGTGATGTGATGGGTGGGCATTTAGTTATACCAGAAATAGATATATCATTAGAGGTTGCAGACAATAGCGTAACAATATTTGATGGTCAAGACTTATTGCACGGAGTAAGCCCTATTGATTACAACAATTCAAAGGCATATAGATATAGTATTGTTTATTATTCTTTAGAACGTATGTGGCAGTGTATGACAATTGAAGAAGAAATAGATCGCATCAGAGAAAAGAAAATGATTAGAGAAGAAAACAGATTAAAGCCAGAACACCTTGATACTCTGCGACAAAGAAAAAAAGAAGCTAAAGATTATAAAGAAACAATTGAAAATGAACAAAAGTGAACACATAAAAAAGGCATTAATTGAAGCATTAGAAAAATCATTAGGCATTGTAACTACTGCTTGTAAACAAGTAGGCATTGGTAGAACTACCTTTTATAATTATTACAATGATGATCTAGAATTTAAAGCACAAGTAGATGATATAGCTAATATGAGTTTGGACTTTGCCGAAAGCAAACTGCTTGAACAAATAAAAGAAAATTCAACAGCAGCCACTATATTTTATTTAAAAACAAAAGGCAAGAAAAGGGGCTATGTAGAAAGACAAGAGATTACTGGTGCTGATGGTGTGCCATCAAATGTAAAAATAGAAATAATTAAAAATGCAGATAAGCCTAAAAACTAATATTGTATTTGAGCATTTAGTAAACAGCAAAAAAAAAATAATAGTCAATCAAGGTGGAACCAGATCAGGAAAAACATTTAATATTATTTTATATATTATTTTTTATTATTGTCTTAATAACTCTGGTAAGACTATCACAATTTGTCGTAAGACTTACCCAGCATTAAGAGCAACTGTATTAAGAGATTTTATAAATATATTGCGTGAGCATAATTTATACAACGAAGATAATCACAACAAATCAAGCAGCGAGTATAATCTTTTTGGAAACCTAATTGAATTTATTTCATTAGATCAACCTGTAAAAGTACGAGGAAGAAAGCGTGACTTATTATTTATAAACGAAGCAAACGAATTATACTGGGAAGATTGGCAGCAATTATTATTTAGAACAAGCGAAAAGATAATACTAGATTACAACCCAAGTGAGGAATATCACTGGATATATGACAAAATAATACCAAGAGAAGATACAGACTTTTTAAAAACCACATACAAAGACAACCCATTTTTAGAAGAAGCATTAATTAAAGAAATTGAAAGGCTACAATACACTGATGAACAATACTGGCAAATATATGGGCTTGGTGAAAAGGGAATAAGCAAAGCCACAATATTTAATTACGTGGAATGTAATCAGATACCAGAAGATGCCGAGTTTGTATCTATGGGTATGGACTTTGGCTTTACAAACGATCCTACGGCATTAGTATCGGTTTGGAAAAAAGAAACAAATTTGTATATAAAAGAATTATTATATAGAACGATGATGACAACAGGTGATATACATAGTTATTTTAAACAAACAATCACAAAAGAATTAATATATGCCGATAGTAGTGAGCCACGAATAATTGAAGAGCTTAGGCGAATGGGTTGGAAGATCCGTGCTAGTTTGAAAGGCAGAGATAGTGTAAACGCAGGTATTGATTTATTGAAAAGGTTTAAGATACATATACACAAAGATAGTACCAATGCGATTCAGGAGT